TCTGATACTCAAAACAATAATGTCAGTAAGATGTTATAGACTATTTATAATGATAGCGGCACAAGCAGTGAGTTATTTGCTTCAACTGGTAGTTCTACTTTAGATAGTTCAATTAAAAATGATATGGCATTAATGATGATTTTTGCCAATCAATTAAGTGTCTTCGTTACTAATTTAATTAATAGACTTTATTCAAATTCAAATGTAAACTTTAAGTATTCTATACTTCCTATTAGTTATTATAACGAAAAGGAATATGTAGACACTACTTTTAAACTTGTGGGTTCTGGATACAGTTTAGTCTTACCGGCGCTCGCATTAGGAATTAATTAGAAAGATATAATTAATTTGAAAGATTTAGAAAATGATGTTTTAGACCTTAGATCAAAATTACTCCCACCTGAGTCTTCATATACCCAAAGCGGTACTGGTCAGGTAGGTAGACCAACAAAACCGGATAGTGAAAAATCTCCGAAAACGTTGGCGAATGAGAAATCATTAGACAATCAAATGCAAGGAGGCTCTGATTGATGGATGAATTAATTAGAGAATTCCCCGTGACTGTCTATGGTAACTTAACCAAATATTCAGATACAATTTCAAAGGCCAGATGTAGAATTTTTTATAAGGGAGCAAATAGAAATGGTACTTATATTACCGATGAATTTGCGGAAAAGCTTTTAAGTACCATCTCTTATTCTCCAGTAAAAGGAATTTTTGCTAGTTCAGAAGAAGACTTCACAGACCATGGTGCGACAAGAGATCTTGGCCGCATTTATGGTGTGGTGCCAGAATAGCATAATTTTGCTTGGGAAAGCCATTTAGATGAAGATGGTGTTGAAAGAGAATATGCGTGCGTTGATGTACTTCTTTATACTTCTTTATACAAAGAAGCTGAAGATATTACTGGTAAATCTCAATCAATGGAACTTTATGCTCCTTCTATAAAAGGCACGTGGGAAATTGTTGAAGGTAGAAAACTTTTTAAATACACTGATGCCTGCTTCTTAGGCTTATAGGTTTTGGGTGATTCTGTTGAGCCTTGTTTTGAAGGCGCCGCTTTCTTCACCTTATATGAAGCTTTTGTTACTTTAACAAAAGAATTAGAGAAGTTTGGTTATACGTTATCAAAGGATAGAGAAGAAGGAGGATTATTACCAATGGAAGTTAATTTTAAACTTTCTGACGCTCAGAAACATGACGCCCTTTTCTCTCTGTTAAACGAGTCTTATAATGAAGAGAATAACTGGACTATTACATATGCTATTTGTGACGTGTATGATGAATATGCTGTGTGCTGGAATTATGAGATGCAGCAATTTGAAAGAGTTTATTATACTAAGAATGATGAAAATGATTCCGTTGCTTTAGGCGAAAAGGTCCGTTGCTTTATTGTTGATGTGACAGAGAAGGAAAAGATTGCTTTAGATGCTTTACAAGCATTAAATGGCGGCAATTTTGAGTTAGTTAATGAAAATTATGAAAAAATTGCTGATTATGAACAGAAAATTGAAGAGTTAAATACTTCAGTTTCTACTTTAGAACAGGAAAAGGGAGAGTTATCTACTCTGTTAGAAGAGACTAAGACGACTCTTAATTCCTTACAGGAAGAAAATGCAACTTTAAACTCCTATAAGAAAGAAGTTGAAATTGCCGAAAAGGAAAAGGTTATTGAGTCTTATGCTAATCTTTTATCCGAAGATATTCTCAATACTTTCAAAGAGAAGATTGAAGAGTATACGGTTCTTGAGTTAGATAAGGAACTGGCTTATTCTTTAAAGCAACATAATTTCTCTGCTTTCCAGAAGGATGATTTTAAGGGGTTAATTCCTAAGGAAACTCCTTTAACTGGTATTGAAGCTATTTTATCTAAATATAAGAAATAATGGAGGAATAATAAATGGCTATTAATAGATTAGCGAAGAATGGCTATGGTCAGTTAGAGCTGAATCAAGTCGCTTTTCGTCGTGATGGCCGCATCGAGGCGCAGTGTGCCTTAGATGCTACCGCTTTTGCTTCCGTTCCTGCTGAGAATGGAATGATTCTTTGTGTTGATAATGTTAGCCGTACAATTAAGATGCCTACTGCTGCCAATATGGCGCTGTATCCTCTGGCTCTGAATTATACTGCTGAGCATATGTATGATGAGCGTGCGATGGGTCTGAAGGATTTCAAGCTGAATATTGCTGATGGATTCTATCCTCGTCTGGGTTATCTGGCTGTTGGTGATAAGTTTACTACCAACACTGTTTGCTATGATACCACTGCTTTTGCTGATGACGATGCTTTAAAGGCTGCTTATGCTGCTATTGCTACTACTCCTCTGTATGCCGTTCCTTATGAGGATGGTTATTGGGAGATTGTTGCTTCTCAGCCCGCTTCTGGTCTGTATTGCGCTGTTGTGACTGGTACTGGCGCTGGTTCTATGCCTGATGGTCAGTATGCTTTCAAGCTGCAAGTTATGGCTACCCACTAATTTTTGAGAAGGAGGTAAAATAATGGCTACTATTGCTGAAATTAAAGAGTTAGCTCTGCATGCTGCTAAGGGTACTGCTCCCGCCACCTTCTCTGTGGAAGATGTTAATGCGGCTTTAGCCGATGGCTTTAAGGAGTTAGCTGGTTCTTACAATATGTTCATGAAGAACCGTTATGACATTTATCAGATTTTAATTGAGACCGTTGATGAGGTCGTTCCTAACCGTGTTGCCGATGCTGTTGGTATTTTTGCTGATGTGCGGCAAGTCGGTCAAGGTGAAAAGGTTATCTTTAAGCAGTCTATTGGTAAGACTCGCGCCAAGAAGTTCTTAACTCGTGTTGGTCTGTCTGGTGTTTATGAGACCTTCCGTCTGGATAAGGCGACCTTTGAACTGCCCGCTTATGCGATCGGTGGAGCTTGCACTCTGGACTTCGAGCGTATGCTTGATGGCGCCGAAGTTATGAGTGAGTTCATGGAGGTTATGACCGATGGTCTGACTGACTCCATCTATCTGGAAGTTCAGAAGTGCCTGCGCGCGGCCATTAATACGATTAGTCCTTCTGCCAATAAGTATGTTGGCTCTTGGAACGCTGATCAAATGGTTCGTCTGTGTAACATTGTTAAGTCTTATGGCCAGGGTGCGACAATTTTTGCTCCACCTGAGTTCATCGCTGCGATGGGTCCCGATGCTATTGTCCCCGTGTCTGTTGGAACTGGCCAAGGCGTGTATCATCCTCAAGATATTGACCGTATCCATTATCAAGGTTATATCAATATCTTCCGCGGCAATCCAGTGGTTGCTTTCCGTCAGTCTTATATTGATGATGAGAATACGAAGGTTGCTATTGATCCTCAGTTCGCTTACATTCTGCCAACCGGCGGTGAGCGTGTCGTGAAGGTCGTTCTGGAAGGTGCTACCCAGATTTGGGATTGGAAGAATAAGGATCAGTCCATGGAGATTGACTTCTATAAGAAGATGGGTGCTGGTATCCTGGCGACTCGTAATTGGGCGATTTATCAGAATACTGGTATTTTAACTCCCGTCTATGGTGGCTAAGTCCTACGGTATATAATATAATGATAAGGGGGAAGGGGAGATTCCCCTTCCCCTATTTTAATAAAATTTTTGAGTGAAAAGGAGTATTATAATGGAAAATAAACAAGTTGAATTAATTAGTACAATTGATGCTTATGTTGGAATTGATGTTCCAGATTTACATTTAAAGAGACTTTGGGAGCGCAAGGGTGCAAAAAAGTCTATCCCTCTTGAGGTTTTAAGAGAAGCCATTTATGACCCAAGTGTTGATTATCTTCTGCGGCAAGGTATTCTTTATATTGAAGATTTAGATACTAAGATTGAGTTAGGTTTAGAGGAAGAGACTGCAAGAGAACCTGGCGCGCAATTAAAGATTCAAGTTTTAAAGGATGAAGAAATAAATCGTCTTTTAACCGTTGTCCCAATTTATGATTTTAAAGAAAAGATTGAATCTTTAACAAAAGAATAGGTTCAATCTGTTGTTGATTATGCTATTACACATGAAATTACTAATTTTGAAAAGTGTGAATATTTAAAGGAGCTTACTGGATTTGATATTATTAGAACAGTTCAGTTAAATCATGAAGAAAAGGAGGCGTAATAAATGACTCCTTATTGGAAAGTCTATGGCGCTTTCTTGGCTAAAACCTTAGAAGATGAATGGGGTTAGTGGATGCCGGAAGAAACTGAAGCAGATATGCGAATGATTCTTGAAGGTGCTATTCCTTATTTTAAATTTCCAAGAGTTAGTTTAGAAAGAAATGATAATGGATTTGTTGAAGATTTAAGTCAGCAAGAAATTCAAATACTTTCTGTTTATATGAAGTGTGAATGGTTAAATAGATCGATTATGACTTGGGAAAATGTGAAACCTTTATATGAAGAAAGGGATTTTTCTTAGGCAAATCTTTTAGATAAATTAAAAAGTACGCTAGAGCATGAAAAGGTAAATGCCGCGCGCCTTGAAGACTTTTATTATCGTTCTATATCTGGAAAATCTTATAAGTATAGTAACTTGGCTGGCGGTTAATGAATTATCTTTCATCAATTAAAGAAGGTTACTATAATAAGTTAAGAAACA